AAGTGGGACGAACTCGCCATCGAACGTCATAGCGACACCATCTGCCGGAAGATCATCACCGGAACGCAATGTGCCCGTCGAAATGTGCCAGGCCTCCTCATCACTAGGAGTGCGTGGAGTCATCGCATACGCCTCCGCTGTGCCCGTTTTCGCCGTGCCTTCTCCGCTCGACGCTGCTTACGATTGGGATGGAGTTCGAGCCATCCCGCACGTTTCGCCTCATCCATCGACTCGAACCGTTTGCCCGGACCCACCTCGGCGATTTCACCAGTGATTGGGTTCATAGAATACACCTCGCTCCTTCCGCGTTGTTCGCTCGTACGCACGCTGTCACTTCGCCTCGTGTCAAGTCAGGGACAGACGGCGCTATCGTAGAGCACTCACGACACGCCTCTCCAGCGCGAACCAGCCGGAACACTTTCCGCCGGCCCGTCAAACATTTGCTACACACCTGTGTCACCGCGCGCGCGAGGTCGAGAGTGTCGGTGCTCATGAGCGACCCCTCTACTGTTTGGTGCCAACTTTTTACAAGCTCGTCCTGTCGTGCAGCGCGCGCTGCACGCTGTTCTGCGTCCGATGAAATAGGGATCAAAACAAGGCGTCGCCACTCACCCGTGGTCGAGTCCCAGACCATCATGGCACCAATCGCGACCTCACCGTTTGTAGTCAGCCAATCTGGTATCACTCGCAAGTCCCGGTTGCCCGCACAACATCTTTCACGCTTGAGTCAGCAACCGCGCATGCCTTCAGCGCGCCGTCTTTGACATCGGCCAGCTCAGGGGTGCGGGGCATCACACTAGCCCAATAGCAGAGCTGGGCCTTCGTGTCGCCGGCCACTCTGGCGTAGTCGACGGCTTGCTGCTGGTGAGCTGGGGTGCAAGCTGAACCTGGCCACAGGCAAACTAGAAAGCAGAAGGCGGGTAAGATGTGTTGATTCACTTCGTCACCTCATCTTCCTTCACGTCTTCAGCTCCGGCAATCGCGCCTTTGGCGACCTTCAGCACGCGGTCAGCCCAGCTCTGGAAACCAAAGAAGGTGACAGCGATGGCGACTATACCACCAGCGATATACTCGGCAGGTGCGCCAGTCTGTAGCAGAGCGAATATGCTCGCGCCGGCTAGTCCAAATTTCTTACTGTTGAAGTTCTGTAGTTGGTGGAACATGGATTCAAACTTCCGTTGTTAGGGACATGTCTACTTCCCAAGTGGTTTGAGCCGCCGCACCGTTCTCCCACTTCAGCCGCCAATGGCGGTATGCCTCTACCGAATATTCGCGAGCGGTGGAAGTAGTAGCGCTGGCCGTGATGGCTTCTTCGCTCACCGGATACCAGGTCGCACCATCATCGGACTTCTCTTCATACAGAGTGCCATCCTCATCGTGAACGATATCCAAAACGAAGCGGGCAATGCTGTAAGTCTGTAGATGGTTTGCCGACCCATTGAAAGCGACGTAACTGCTCCACAGGACATGCTCCTCTGAGGAGCCTGGGGTGCTGCCGCTGTAACCCTGTTTGATGACACTCATCTTACCTCTTTTCCTATTTACTCCGACAATACTCGTCTCGCAAGACGCTAATGCAGCCCAAGCTGGCCACGTTGCGGCAATCGTAGAAGCTACGTCTATTTGCACCAAAACGCTTCCGCTACACACCAACTCAGCCCAGTCCGCCACCACCGTGCAAGGCAGAGATTCCAAGAGGCTCGCGGACCCAGCCCATTCGGACCACTCGGGTTCAGCCGATGCCGGTATGGCTTCGAGAAGAGTCGCTGCGCCAGCCCACGCCACCCAGTCCCCCTGAACTGTGCAGGGGTTTGTCTCGAGGCAGGTGGCCAAGGCTGCCAGCTCGGGCCATGTGGCCGCAATGGCGCTTGTGATGTTTGACGTTGAAGATGCGCTAGCATCCGCCACCCACGCCGCCCAGGCCGCTACCACCGTGCAGGGGTTCGACTCCAAGAGAGTCGTTGCGCCATCCCACTCAGCCCACGTGGCCGCGACGGTTGATGGGATGGTCTCAAGGAGAGTCGTTGCGCCATCCCACTCAGCCCACTCAGCAACCACTGTGCAGGGGTTGGTTTCGAGAAGAGTCGCTGCCCCGGCCCATTCAGACCACTCCGCTGCAATGGTGGCGTCTACCGGGTTGGCCACCGTAACCGAGGCGCTGCAGGCCCACTCAGCCCACTCAGCAGCCACCGTGCAAGGCAGAGACTCCAAGAGGCTCGCGGACCCTTCCAGCGTGGGCCACGTGGCCGCAATAGTCGCTTCAACATCATTGCCAGCAACGTTGACAGATGCGTCACACACCCAGTCCGCCCACTCTCCCTGAACCTCACAAGGTATCGACTCCAAGAGGGCGGCCGAGGCTTCCAGCTCGGGCCATGTGGCCGCAATGGTGGCGTCTACCGGGTTGGCCACCGTAACCGAGGCGCTGCACACCCACGCCGCCCAGGCCGCCACCACCGTGCATGGGTTGGTTTCGAGGCAGGCGGCTAAGGCTGCTAGCTCGGGCCACGTGGCGCCTACGGCAGATGTGACCGGGTTGGCCACCGTAACCAAGGCGGACCCTTCCAGCTCAGCCCACGTGGCCGCAATGGTCGCTTCGTTTGCGCCCCCCGACGCCGGAACGACAGAAATCCCCATCCACGCAGCGAACGATGCGGACGCAGACAACTCAGTGGACGACGATCCCGGCGTGTCCTCCTGTACTAGCGCAGCATATCCGAAATTATTGGTGAAATCGTCTAGGAGCGTCTGCCCGCTGCCACTCGGCGTGGCGTCGAAATCGGTAAATGCGTAAAGCACCCCGAACACCAGCCCGTCGGACTGTGAGTCAAGTGTCAGCGTCTGTGGCCCAGACTCCCACACGACTAAGTCAACATCGGCCTCTTCCGCGTCATCGAGATAGACGAGGAATCCACTGGGGCCTTCTTGCACCTCGCCGGCATAGGTCAGAGACAAGGTCTTGCCGGTGCCTGGCGTTGGATTTTCAATCTTAAAAATGTCCGCAGATGAATCATTGCCGTCGACGGCAATATTGCCGGCAAACGCGGTCATCGCCTCGCCACCAAGCGAGGCAGCAGAAACACCGGTCCCCCCCGTACCCCATGAGCCGATTACCAGGTAGCAAATGTCACACGTGGGAACAGTGAGCCCCGTCGTAGTTGTCGGGCTTGTTATCTGCTCAAAGTCTACGATGCTAGGCACGAGCTGACTCCCGCACGCACCCGTAGCCGCGCGCACCCAGTGCGGTCACGATACTGGTCGCGGCAGAGGCCCGCGTCCTCGCATGCTACGCACCTACTGGGAAGGTAATCGTCATTGACGAACAGCTAATAACAGCTGCCTCTACGATTGATAGCGTGTTCAGCTGCACCTCGCCTGAGCCCACACCTACCGAGTAGTCCTCAATCGGCGTGGTGCCATCAGACTCCCACAGTCTCGCGAAGCTGGCCGTTCCGGTCGCGTCGGCCGAGCTGTCAGATGTGATGGCGTTTGCTGTCAAGACGCCACCCGAAGCAGAGGCGAAAGCCGTAGATCCCATGGTCAATGTCGCCAATAGGGTGTTGCCAGAAAGCGCCGTGTCGGCGTTCGTGGGCCTCGAACCATCGTAGATGCGCAACAGTCCGCTTGTCGCATCGTCTGTTATTGTATCGAGCGCTTCATTCCTTCGCGCCACAGCTGTCCTGCTCATTTGCTGACCGCCCTTCTTGCCGTCCTAGCGGCTACCCTTCGTTGTCTGTCGCGTTCCACCCAGGTCAAGGCCTCGATTGCGTCCTCCTCTGAAACACCACTGTCGATGAATGGTTGCAAAGCCGCCCGACCTTGCATAGCGGCGTTGCGCAAGAGGGCCCGAGTGTTGGACTCGCGAGAGTCTTGCTCTCGCAAAAAATCGAGGCGCAACTGGATCTCCCGCTTCTTCTTCACCAACTCCGCAATTTCTCTTGCGGCTTCACCTTCACCCCATTGAATCCTGGTCGCCTCCTCAGAAGGCTTGGTTTTGTTTATGATGCTCATTTGACCTCTTTCTGCTGGGAGCTCTGTTTACTCGCTTCCAGGATTCGTTCCAACACCTGAACCGCCTCGAGCGTTTCCTTCGATACTGCCGGCGGCCTGATGTAGTTGCCAAACCCGATAGCCAGCGCCGACCGCCCCATCCTTTCCGGGTTTGGCATCTGACGGTATGGCTTCGAGAAGAGTCGCTGCGCCAGCCCACGCCACCCAGTCCCCCTGAACTGTGCAGGGGTTTCCACTCTGGGTACCCCGGGCCCAAGGCCGAACATATTAGCCAGGCCCTTGCTGGTCGGGTACGTCTGAATCTTAGCGCCGGGCACAGTAAACGAACTGTAGCTCGAAAGCCCACCCTTGCCCGCCTGTGCCCTCCCCAGCACTGGAGAGGCCTCCACAACCTCAAACAGGGCGTTCAGGCCCCCTAAGTCCCGCAAGCCTTGGGTAGCCCCGGCCCGCTTCGCGAGCTCCACCAGAGCCCGATTCATGTCAGCGTCACTGCTTGCCGACTTGAATCTCGTGAGGAGCTGTGTCCATCCCCTCAACTGGTCGGCCGGAAGATGCGGAACCATCTGCTCGGTCCCGTCGGGCATGTTGACACCGACCGTCTTCAACCTGTCGGCCGGAAGGCCAGTCGCTTGCCGAAGGAACTCATCGGAACGCCTGGCGTTGCCGATCCTGCCACGCATCGCTGAGAGGCCAGTCACCTCTGTACCGTCTGGTAGAGAATGCTTCATTCCAGCCGGGATACCACCACCCGCCGGGAATTGATCGGAAACGGCGCGAGCGCCCTTGCTCACTTCCTTCCAAATCTCCTGACCGTCGGCTCCCCACTTCGCCTTGTCATCGTACTGGGCTATCAACTCGTCAAGCTTGCTAGCGGTAACCTTCCTGGGGCGAACTAGGACAGGTTTTCCCATCCCTAGCAGGGCGTTCTCTTCTGGGGTTGTCCACCTAAAGCCAGGCGGCTTGATACCACTGTAAGCCTTTGCCGCTTTCTCGCTAAGCTGTTCGTAGGTTTGAGCCCACAGCTCTGCCAGCTTGGTAGCGTTTGGACCAAGGCCCGGTGCGTCCGCGCCGTTCAGCTGGGTCTTCTTTAGGGCAGATAAAAGAGAATCGCCCATTGGCTGCATCGACTGTGGTGTCACGCCAGCCGGCGATTCGTAGTAGGTGTCACGCATCGTGGTGAGCCGTGACAGTTCACGCGACTCCTTCGTGGCAGCTCGAAGCATCGGGTCTCGAATGGCCCTAGCCGCCTGTTCGGGGGGGCTCGATATTGTCGTGTCGTAAACCGAATCAGTGTTCAGCTTCTTCATCGACGGGGTCTTTTGGGGTCGCGCTAAAAACGGGATACGGCCAAGGGGACTGTTCGAGTAGGAAGCTCGCTTGCCTCCCGCCCTCGCCCCTGCCTCTTCAGCACGCAACAGCGCCGAGCCCACCTCACTGTCCTCCCGGGTGCTCTGGGCCAATCGGCTCCCAAGCTGCCCGAGTGTCAGACTACCCCCGGCGCCGATACCGAAACCAGTGGCACCCCTGAGTAAGGTCCGCTTGAGTAGTTCCCCGGGGTCCAGTGTTTCCGGAGTTTGACCCCCAGCCAGGTCCTCAGCCCCCATTCCCACATCCTGGATTGCCCCATGGGCAGCTGTAGTGATGGCGCCTGCCGCACCAACCTGACCGGCCCGTTTCAGTGCCTGTTTCACCCCTTGACCAGTGGCGCCTCTCCCGAGAGCCGCACCGCCCGTTAGGCCAACAGCCTTGGCGGCCGTCCCGCCAATACGGCTAGGCACACTGAACGGAGAGAGGGCGCCAGCAACGTTACCAGCTGCCCTGGCCACGGGATCGGACTCTCGAATCGCCCTACTCTCCGGGGTTACCGTCTCGTCACCAAGCTGACCAGCCACGCCGCCTACAGCTGAAGTGGCCAACCCTCCCGTAAATCCTTCGTCCACGCCCAAGGCACCCTGAAGAACTGTCTTGGCTATCTCATAACCAGCCCTTTCCTTGCCAAAGGTTTGGGACACCCTAACGATTCCATAGCCATTCTCTTTCGCCCAGTCGTAGGCCTCTTTGTACTTCAGGTCAGCGAAAATTTCATAGCCATCACGTGGCGCGTCCGCCGCCCCACCGTACGCAGCATGAAACTCCTCATCCGTAGGCTCGTAGAACACCTTCTGGTTCATGAAAGGAAGACTGATGGACTGATGCAGCCCCGGAATGAGCTGACTCTTACTGTTGGCTTCAGCTGGCTTCAGCTCTGGAGGACGGAAGATTCTCGGGTCGTCTTGAAGTGACAAGTTTGGAATTTTAGATTCACGGTCCGCCTCGGCTGCGGCTAGCTCATCAACCCGTTGTGCCTCGGCGGGACTCATCCCGGGCGAAGACATAGGGGCTTTCGGCCTCCCTATGTCCATAGGCGCGGCATCATCCATCGCATCTAGGGCAGCCTGGTTTTTCGGCACCCTTGGCTTGCTGAGTTCCTTGTCCTGAGCCTCCGGTTCGAATTCAGAGGGTAAGGAGGCCCCCGATGTGCCCGATGCGCTCAGGTGAGGATTGGCCACCTCGAACTCACGCATCTTCTGGAAAGCCCTATTGCGAACGCTCGAATCCTTTTCGGACTTCAGCGCTTCGGCATACTGACGGTATCGCTTCTCAGTGAGCATCAGTCTTCATCCTCTTCAAGCATGTCCTTTAGGGATGAATCACCTTTCCCGCCTTGCTTACCCGAACCAGCGCCCTCGCCCTCGCCCTCGCCACTACCACCAATGGCAACGTTGGGCGCCCACTCCATGTACTGAGCGGCCGTATGCGGACTCACCCTGCTTAGTAAGGGGTCCCCTCCCATCAGGTTTTGCGTGTTGTTCCAGACCTCGGTCCTCACCCGACTACCAGCGGCCTTCAGCTTCAAGAGATACGCGCGAATGGAAGCAACAAAGTGTTTTGGCACCTCGCCCTGCTTCACGTAGTCGTTCAGCTTCTGCTCGTACTTAGTGAGTTCGCCTTTCGCCCCTAGAACGAAATCGCGATCCTGGTCCGTTGCCCGCGCATCTGTGATGATGTGAATTAGCTCGCCAAGAGCGGCCTTCTGACCGAAGGCATCTGACTCCAGGCCGCCGATAATCTGATTGATTTTATGGTCAGCTTCAATGAACTTCTGAATGCTGTACTTGCTACCTTGCTCCTTTGAGGTTCGGTAGATGCGGTCGTAAAGCTTGAAGTCCTCGACGCTCAGGTTATCGGTGCCCGTTTGGCCAAGCCCGCCGCTCCCAGCTACAATCCTAGCCCGCTTGTTTTTTGCTTCGATGCCTTGCAACTGAATCTGACGGGCCCGCTCTTGAGCGTAGAACTTGTGACCCATCTCGACCGCTTCGCGAGTGGTGATGTCGTGGGCGCCGAGCAATCCCGTGGCGTATCCCGTTGCCTTTGTCGCTGCGATGTTCTCCGGTGAGCCCTCAGTGGCCCCCATAAAAAGTGACGACATGCCTCGCTCAACACGAGCCGACAGTCGTCCCTGAACACCCTTCGGGTCAATACGGCTTAGCACTCGACCGTCTTCACCCTTGATGACAACACCTCTCTGCTCAGGCGCTGGCTGAGGCGGGGCCATTCGGCGAGAAGGTGGCGCCATGCCAAACCCTGGCGGGCGTCGCACTTTCATCTCCTGAATCCGGGGTGGCAATTGCCGACCCTCAGGCGCCACCTGGGGTGACTGAGCCGGGGGGGGCAACGCCATCCCTGGTGGCATGCGCCCAGGTGGCCTGGGGGCAGCATAGCCAGAAATCTGAAGACCTCCGGCGTTCACCTCATCGACAACCTGATTCAGGCCCTGCTCAATGCTTTCATCTTCAGCACGCCGAACCGGATCGGTGGCGAGTGGCTGCCGCGAAGGGCTGTCAATCTTCAGCGTGCCCTCTTTGTTGATTTCGTCTACGACGCCATCAAGACCTTCGTCGATTTGCTTTTCTTCCCCTGTCAGCTCTTTAGCAGTCAGCTCTTTAGCCGCAGCAGCGTCCTCTGACGCCTGATACTGGTTCATCAAGCCATCGAGCTGGTCGCTGGACACCCCTAGGCGCCGTAGCTTGTTGACAGCCAGGTCAACCTGGTCCTGCCAGCCATTGGCTACCGCCGTCTCCAGTTGTTGCAGGGCGCCGTTTACCTCTTTACGCTTGCCCTCGTCCTTGACGAACTCAGTATCCTCACGCTGAGCGCTGAACCTGTCCCGATCTTGCTGAATGCGCATCCGGTCGCGCTCGTCCGCGTTGAGACTCCGATCTTCTTCCAGGTCCAACGAACGGCTAGCCTGGTCCTCACGAGCCATTGCCGAACGCTTTGCCTCCCGGTCTCGACCGGCCTGGGCCAGGGCATTACCTCGCCGCCCACCAGCACCCACTGGAGTGACAGGGGTAATGAGGCTCGATAGAAATCCTGATGGGATAGGCTGTACCGGCATCCGTTTAACCCATCACATCCCAACCATGCTCGTAATCTGGCCAACTTTATCCATCCCCCAGTCGCCGTCGTCCTTGGCCCGCTCTTCACCGCGGTACCCCTGACTTACAGCATCTTCCGCAAGCCCCGTCTGGAACATGATGGAATTGTTCATCAGGGTCGAGTCGTCTTGAAGCATCGCATCGGTGTTACGCTCTGAAATTCCGGCTAGCTGGCTGCCCAGTCCCATCGTATTGCCGAAGTAGTCCTGACCCCTGGTACGCTCAGCCATCTGGGCTTGGGTCGCGGCGTTCATCCCACTGTTGAGTGCATTCAGGCGTTGAGCCTCTGCGGCCATCGCCATCTGGCCCCCAGAGTTCAGCCACTGTAGTTGATTTTGACTGCCGAGTCGGCCGGAGGTATCCGCCGACGAGGCCAGCTGGCCACCGAGCCCTTGCCATGCCCGCTGCTCGCCTAGGGCCCTTAGACGATAGTCTGCCTCCCGGTTGGCCTGCTCTGACCTCAGGCCGGTAGAAGCGTCCTGAAGCTGGTCTAGGGCCGCGGATGAGCCAAACATGCCTCGAGCGGCCATCTGTCGGTTGATTGAGTCCGACATCTGACCCTCTGCCCGGTCATAGTACTTGTTCAGGTTGGCCTCACGCTGAACGTCCGGCCGCTCCATGTTCAGATATTCCCGCTCGGCGTAGTTGGATACCGGCCCACCTTGAGCATAGGCGCCCGCATTGCGAGCCTGCCACTCCTGACCCTGGCCAGGCATGAGAAAACCTCCCACCGTGGCCCCAAAATACTGCTCAGCGGCCCCCTGGTCCATCAGGTTCAGATCCATGCCAGGGTTGGCCTGACCGACCTGAAGACCTGGTCCTGTCGAGTATTCCTGAAAAGTCCCTGGGGCGCCGATGCCATACCCCTTGTCTTGAGGCGAAGCTCCGCCGATCGCCCCGATGGGATCCATATCCGTCATTCCCATGACGGCCCCCATCTGAGAATCCATCTGGTTTTGAGACCTGATGTCCTGCCCGGCCATTAGATCCAGCTTTCCTGGCCGCTCGTCTGGTTAGGGGACTGATACCTCGCACCTTCGGTGTTTGGGTCTCCCCACCCGAACGAACGAACCAAAGCGCCAACCTGTGGACCAGCCAATTGACTCAAGTAGCCACCACCATCACCACTCGGGTTGACGGGCTGTCCCTGTTGCATCATCGACGGACCCATGGGGTTTTGCTGCATTTGAGATGGGTCAACGCTTGCCCCCTGCCCGTACATCTGAGCCAAGGCGTTGTTAGCTGGTTGATAGGCGCTCATGGAGTTGCGCATACCATTCATTCGAGCCTGGGCCACCTCGGGCCGATAGGCCCCGTACGCCGCACCTGCGTTCTGCATCTGTTGGAGTTTAAACTCCTCATTGGGGTCACTGAAGAACTGCCCAGCGATGGGCTGCTCGTGCATGTTTAGCTCAAAGCCGGTACCGCCGAACGCACCGCCTCCTCCACCCATCCGACTAGCTCCAACACCTCCTGCTGACATAATATCTCCTTCCTCAGTCTACTAAAACGTCGAATTCTTCGATTGCGCTGACCAGCTCTAGCTCTACATCTGCCGAAAACTCAAAAACCCATTGTCGCTTACGATACACCCCAAGCGACCTCAAAACCACCACCTGAGCAGTATCACCAGAAAGTCCCAATTCCACCGGGATTCTCGATAGGGGCTCACCCGGCTCATCCCTATACGAGATGAACGCTACCGGCTCTTCCGTGGCCCCTAGGCCGCGACGCAAGGACAGCCTCACGGCCCGGCAGTGCTTCCTCTTTTCGGTCTTGCGGTTCAGAAACCCAGTCTCCGTGTACGCCACAATCGGCAAGTCGCCAAAGTCGGAAGACTCACCCATTTTCAATTTCAGAACACGCCCGTCACCCGTACCAACCAAGTTCTCCTTGTTGCCAGGGTTGAAGGCGAAGCTCGTCACCGGGAACTGGCCCCACCCATGCTGACCATAGCTGCTCCACTGTGACCACCCACCTCCCTTCGAGTAGACGAAGGTCTTCCCGCCGGTAGGGAACGTCCACACGTAGGCGTCAACCGGCCCCAAGGCGACCCAATACCCAAAGCAGTCCAACACGCTGCTCATATCGTCCAGGCTCTGCTGAATTGGATCGGACAGCACTTCAAAGGTACGGCCGTTGCTCGCGACGAAGCGACGAAGCTGGTCGAGCCAAACGAACTCCTGATCTCGCTTCACCACGCTATAGGGAGCGCTGATCCCAAACTCTCGGGTCGAGACGGGCGAATAAACGAAAGATGGGTCAGGGGCAAAGACCTGCACACTGGTGGTTCCGAAGACGAAAACCTCGTTGGTATTCTCCCCAAGCGCTAACACGGGGTCAGGTCTACCCTCAGCAGAAATGATCCCGCTGTCACCTGCACCCAATCCCCACTCCTCATGTCCGGCGTAGGATGAGCCAGAGGCAAGTCCCGAGTACTGAATCTGGCTCCGGGTCGCCAGGTCATTCGCAACGAGACGGAGCTTATTGGCTATGATGTGAGAGCAATGCGGTGGTCCGCCCTCAATATTGGTCACCTCGTTGTCCTCAAAGACTAGCTTCTTCGGCGCCTCGCCGGCCGTAATGGCCAGGATGGCCTCGGTCTCAGCAAACACCGGACGCTGTCCTCCCCGCAAGCTACCCCCAGCCCCGTTGACGATGGCCGAGGCGGTCTCGCTGACCTGATACAGGGTCCTGTTAACCGCGGCCGAAGCGGCATATACCTTCCCGTTTTGGGCCACGATGAGCCCGTCTAGACCATCGGAATCGACCACGCCCGACGTGATGTCAGTAGCCGCCACCAGGGCCGGACGGCGACGTACAGTCCCCGACTTTTCAACGATGACGTTCTGTGCAACGGGTGAGGACCCAGCCAGCTCACTGAGCCCGGTGGCCTGGGACGCCCCGAAGTCGATGAGATCCTCAGCCATTATTCCCCCGCCGATGCAATATCCTCACCTACCTGGTACCATGCAGCGTCTTCAGCATCCCCGTCCGATGGGGAAATGGCCTGCATCTGCCAAGAGCTGAAGGCGTTGGCCCCCGCAGCAACAGTGGATGGACTCAGAATGAAGTCGGCAGCGTCTGGGGTGATGTTTCCAGACCCAACACCGCCAGTATTACGAAGGACCACCCGGGCAAGCTGATTAAACGGAAAGTGAGCAGTGGTGACGGCGAAGTTTTGATTGCCGTCGATGTTCACGATGACAGTGTCGTAGTTGGCCAAATCCAGGACAAGGTCAGTGGTATCAGCCCCGTGGTCGTACTGAATCACCCTCCCGATGCGACCGCCTAGGTGCAGGCGCCCATTAAAGCTTCCCAATACGGCAAATAGGTAAGATCCGTTAGTCGCCAAGTCGCAGGGGTGCTGAGTGCCATCTTCATAAACACTCTCCGTATCGGAATTGGCAGAAAACAAGGCTAAGTCGGTTGCCCCTGCAAGCGTCGGAAACCTACACCCTCTTGCGTCTAAGCTCAGCCTCGCCTGAATCAGGCCAAGCACACCATTCCCAGCTGCGCCAACTAGCTTAAATTCACAGTTCTTGAGTTCAAGCCTGTCGGCGGAGATAGGTCTATTGCCATCGTTGTCCACTAGATCAAACAGACAATCCTCGAAACCTAGAAGATTATCCGAATCTGAGAAAGCACTCACCAGCCCTCCACCGGTAAGCGTAGATTTGATATTGCAGTGCTTAAAACGCACCGACCCTCCAGCGCGCCCAACAAACAAGAATAGGCCGCTGCCTTGGTTGTAGAAAAGGCAGTCCTCAAACAAGACACCGTAGCCGCCGGATCTCGTATCTACCAGGCTACCATCACCCCCTGTAGAGCGAGTGAAGGTGAGCCCCCTGATGTATTGACGCTGCTCGACCTCTGTTCCAACAAACTTCAAAAGGTCCTGCGTTGCGCTCGTCAAGACAAGGCGCGCACCGAAAGCGGTGTTAGCGCTTACCCCGAGCAGGTTCACCTGAGAAGGCAACTGTAGGGCTTGGCTGATGCGATAGTCGCCGACCGGAAAGAAAACGATGCCGCCGGTCGCGTTGGATGCCGCCGTAATGGCCGCTTGAATCGCCGCAAAGTCATCTGTAGCGCCATCCCCAAGGGCCCCGAATGCCGGAGACTTGACATTGTAGAACACCCCAGCCAGCGCTGACACGGCAGCTTCAAGAGTGGTGGCTGAGCCCTCAAAGAGCACATTGAAGTCTGCTGCCCCGGCAGACACCAGCCACTTGTCCAACACGCTCTTCAGGTTTGTGGGTTGGCCTGCCTCTGTTGTTTGTCCATCGTAGGACGTGCCGGTGAATCCCGAGCTGATCAGCTCGGTCCCAGTTGCTTGCGAGCCGGCAACGAACTCCCTGATCAGAAGACCTCCAGCATCGTACACGAGCACATTGACGAACTCATTCACATACACCACTACCGCACCGTTCTCATCGAGCGGGATGGCAGCCCCCGTCGTCACGAGGCTAGTGGCCTCAAAATACAGGTAGTAGCTTGCTGGTGTTGAAGTGCCGCGACGATATAAGCGAGCCGTGCCGTTGTTGGCCCCGTTGATACCAGCCGCAAGCGGAGAGACGAGATGCATCAGACATTCACCTCAGAATTGCCGGTGAAAATACCGCCAAGCATATAGAAGTTGCTAGACGAGTTGATTTTGAAATCTGCCCCATTCAACAGCGAAGGATTTCGTACTCTGAGAGGCAGAGCACTTTCCTGACTAAAAGCCGCGTTCGACCAAGGGGAAATGCCACCGTCGAAAATGCAAGAATCTAATGTGAGGGCGCCCGCCGTCTGATTCAACCCGGTCACGGGGGGCGTGCTGAGGTCCGTCTCGGTGCTTATCCACTCGCAGTTCTTAGCCTCGCCAGAGGCTGAAGACTGAACCGAGGTTGCCGTCAGGGTTGCATCGCACTCGAAAACACAATCTATTAGGCGCCATCCCGCCGACTCCATTGACAGGTGATACCCGACATCCGCGCTCGCGTGAACCTCAAACCACACGTTTCGGATTTCAATGTCGGCGGCGGTGACCTGAATTGTTCCGTCGCCTGAACTCATATCCCATTGCAACTTAACCGTAGGGCGGTTGTTCCCGTCCTTGCCTGAGCCCACTACCACCAAAGCCGCCAACGAAAGCGTCACCTCGGTCGTTATGGTTTCGTTATGGCCGTCGAGCAGTACGATGATGTCCCCCGCCACAGCAGCCGCAACCGCATAAGCCAACGTAGCCATCGGATTCTCTTCCCCGACTCCATACCCAGCCGAGTCAACACCGTTGGTGGAATGCACATACCAAATGCTGCCGCCCGTGATGAGAGGCTCCCCAGTAACCAGATCGTCGCCAAGTAGCTGGCCAATTCCATTGCCGTGATATTTGGCCATTACCCATGCCCCATGTAGAATTGTTGCGGACCACGCTGGTGGGCCTTGCCTTTGGCCTTTTGTAAAAGGTGCATCGCCTCGCTTAGGAGATGCTTGGACTTCCCGTCCAAAGATGCCCCTTGTGCCAACTTGGCAGCAAGTGCCGTCACTAGATACTGGTACCAGTACGAGCGAAGGTCGGGGTTCTTATCCCCCTGGTCTACGTCGGCCAAGAGCCGATGAGCCTCAATGGTTAGAGTCCCGTCCACATTCGGCACGCTCCACAGCTTGAGGACGATAGCCTCGCCCTCCCGATGAGGGTAGACGAGCGTCGGGTGGCTGGACTCTGTAGTCTTATTGGTCAGGAGTTGATAGCGGTTTCGGTTGATGAGTTGGCATGCCGTCTCGATCACTTCCCCGTCTCGCATGAACATCGGGGTTCCGATCACATCGAGCACATCTTCGTTTAGCGTGTATTCAGCCACCCCGGAAACGATATCCACCGTCTGAAACTTCACTGACCGAGCAAAGACCCCCTCGGTAGCCAGCTCGTCGATGATGAGTTCCAGCTCATCCTTGGCCGCTGAAAGTTCTACCGTCGTCAAGGATGGTTGATTGATGCTCTTCAGGCCTGCCCGTCTAAACGCCAGTAGGCTGAGCTGGGCCACCGAGAACTTGCGCCCCACGCTGCTCGACAGGGTCATTCGTCGAGCTCCGCGGCTGGATCCATATTGGTGTGGTCAGGCGGCTCGACCATCGGGCCAAGATTCGAAGAAGCGTTAGCCACCTCATCATCGAGGGTGACGCCATCCCGATAGCCCGTTCCGATGCAGTCCCTACAGTACAGCTTCTCGTCCCGTAGGCGTCTCATGGTGCTCCTTCGCCAGGGTACACCACAGATATCGCAAGTCGTAACGTAATCGCCCCTAGGGGCCGATTTGGGCCAGCGTCGTGATACCGTGAGAGTCATGGGACCTTTCTGGGCCCCCGGCGGTGGCCCCGCTACCCTTTAGGTAACGACTGCGGGAGCGAGTAGGCCAGACGTGTTCTTGGTGTCCGACCCGTAGTTCTCGAAGCAGCGCATCAGACACGCCGCGTTGAGTTCGATGGTATCGGCGACCGGGGTTCCCGCCTCAACTGATACATAGTTGCCCACAATCCAACCGGTGGCCGCAAAAGCACCGCACCCGATACCAGTTTCCGAAGAAGTCAGGTTGTTGGTGATGATGTTGTCCTTGATCATCAGCCGGGTAGCCGCAGCACCAATTCGAATCGGTCCGGTCGAAACCGCACCAGTCGCACAGAAGATTTCGTTGCCTTCGATACGAAGCCCGTCGACGGCGGCCGCCACGAGAATCGCATCCGTGACAGCGGCTGAGGCCAACCCATGAATCTGGTTGCCAATCAGTTGAGACCCAACCGAACCGGTACCGAACTCAATGGCGATGACGGCGGCAGAGGTCGCGTTCCCCACGTCGATGTCACACCGAGTCACCAACGTGTTCGCGCCAGTGATGTTCAGTGCCTTGACCACAGCAGCCCCGTTGAGCTGAAGGTTCAGTCCGGCAACCATCACGTCTGCCTTGTCCAGCGTCCACTGAGATGCGGTTTCGGTGAAGGTAAACTTCGGCCGCATCGTGCCGTTGCCTACCCCTACGATACGGGTACCCTCAACAAGGCCGTCCAGCATCGTTGCATCCTCAACATCCTCCGTATGGCCAGGCAGGACCACGATGATGTCCCCTTTGCCGGCCCTGGCGTACGGCAAGGCAGCCGCTAGGGTCGTTACGAGCCGGCTCTCAACAGAGAGTGGGTCAAGGTCGGCAAAGCCGCTTGACCGTACGTAAGCGGCCACGCGACCCCCGGGAGGAAGAAGCAACCCGAACTCGGTGACCAAGCCCGCTTCCAGATTCGAAAGGGGCAATTGAGAGAAAAAGTTTGCTGACATTGTCTGCTCCTTAGGCGTTCACGCCGTACGCGCACCGCGCGTCTACCCAACCGCGACTCCAGCGAGCCGCCACCGAAAACTTCATCACCATGTTGTCGTTCTCTCTCCAGCTATTGGAGCGAGGGGCGTACTTCTGGCGAAGGCATAGGCCGTACTCACAATCGGTCAACAACAACCAATTGGTCGTGGTGTTCGTCCAGTACTTCACCGGCACCGGGGTAATACCCAGGCTCCTGATGACGTTCACCTTGGCAAAGTTTCCAGGCTCGGGGTCCATCTTCGAGTCGAGGATACCGGCCCACTTCGCCCACTGCTCAGTCGGGTGAACCACCTTCTTCGGCTCCTGGCCCTCGATTGTGCCATCGTGCCCCGGGAACTTCCGGATAGCGCTGGTAGCGATGCTCAGGGCCAGCGTAGACGGGCTCATTGCCGTCGCCGCCAGGTTGGACCAACTCCCGCCATTCGGAAGTGTATGTGAAGCCGAAATCAGCGGCTGGCCATCGCCACCCACGTAGCTCGAGTTGAAGGCCCGAATCAGGATTGACGCCATGTCGTAGTCCTGAGTCTTGAACATGGCACGCTTGAGCCGCTTCGCGCCGTCAAGAGCCTTCGGGTACTTCGTATCCTCGATCACCTCTTCACTGAAGATTAGCTTCAGGGCGAAGGTACGAAGGAGGAAGCGCGTGATGGCGCCTTCTTGGATACCGCCCACTGTAATCGGAGCCATCTCCTCCTTTTCGGAAGCGAGCGATGGGCCCGACATCTCCAAGAAGTCCTCGTAGTGGTCAGTCTGCTTCTTCTTGTCGGCATACATCGGCCAGACAAGCGAAGATTCTACATTGTCGCGCTTGTCGTCGACAATCGCCTCCAGCACCGGCTTGAGGGTGTTGAAAACGCTTGCTGTGAAAATTCCGTTGCTACTCATGCTCGGCTCCTTATGTGCCCGTCGTAGTAGACCATGGCAAAGACACCTCGTTTGCAGTAACGAGTAGCTTCACGTTGGCCCCGGAGAAGTCTGCGTTGTTTCGCGTAGGACTCACGTCCCACAAGCGAAAGCTCAGGGCAGTCGTCGCATGGCTGGAGATGTCCAGCTGAGGGTCAGCCTTACCCGTGATTCCGTTCGTGTTGACGAAATCACAGTTCTCCCCGAAGAATGCACGATAGGCGGCCAACGTCGCGGCGGTCGTCGCCTCATCCGCATCAATCTCCCAGACGATATCCGGCATCATCGGAATCACCAGCACTTCACTGCGTCGCTCCTCAAGCGTTCCCCAGGCGGTACCGCCGGGGAGAGCATTACCCGGGGTCATCTTGGTGCCATTCCAATACGGGCGCACACTGGCAATCACCCCAAACATCAGGTCAGCATCGCCACCCGACTCTTCAGAGCCTTCCGCCAGCACCACGTATCCCGTGGATAGCCGCTTGACGATATCCCCAGGCCGCAAATCGACGTTACCTCCACCATTTACCGCTCCTTGATAGCCGCTGGCCACCGGGCAAACGATGGGCGTCGGGTGCTGAGCGCCCGACAATGTCTTGTGGAACCTGAGCCCGTAAACTTTTGCGTTATCCATAATTGGTTGCTCCCAACCGCTGGGTGTCATTCTCTACATTCACACCGCGGCCTACGCCGCGCATCGGGTCGGCTAGCCCGCGCTTGTCGATGAGCTTCTTTTCAACGGCGTTGGCCTGCTCCTGGCCCTCTTGCTCGATCGCCAGCTTCTCCGCCATCGTAATGCGCATCAGCGTCCCGCCACCCGGATACTGCCATTTGTCGCCTACCCACTCACCACCACGGGTGGTGCAAGCCTTCTCCTCATTCGGCTGGTCCTCATACCCGAGAGCCAAGTACATTTGGCGCGTCTCGGGATCGTTCTGAACCAGAACGTAGTGGTAGTCTGGGCTGGCGTTCTGAAGCTCCACGCCAGCCATGAAGGCGTTGATGCGCCGTGACTTGGGTGGGTCAATCCGTTTTCGCGCTGCTGCCATGCAATCTCCAGTTCGTCACTTTGCAAAGCCGATGGGCTTCCTCAGAGATTCAGGCGGCATGGTTGAGGCACCACGCACCGGCTCGGACGCTCTGACTGGCAGTCTTTGCGGCCGATGAGCAAAGGAAAGCACAGGGTGCCCAGTGAAGTCAAATAAAAAAGCCCTGGCCGTCAGTGAAAGGGCAAGCTGACGGCCAGGACGTAAGCCTAAGCTACACTCTTCTCCCGTTTCCGCACAACGGTTTTGTAGTAGTGCTTATACCGCTCTTTTTCTGGCAAATGGCCAAAGGCATCGTCGGCGATTTCTCGGTCTTGTCTCGTCAGGACCGCGCCGCGGCCCGCCCGGCCCGCGCTAGACGACGGGGCCCCGGTCAGGCGCCCCTTGAGTCCGTCAGAGGGATTGCCGGCGGGCTTCATGCGAAAGGCCCTTCGAGCCTCATTGTGGACCTCATCAACCAGATCCATTCCATCGGGGCGGCCTTCGAGGCGACGTTGTTTATAGCGGGCTCGAGCCCACTCAACCGCCGCGTTATTCGTCCACACGTCCGGGTGGCGGGACGCCATGATTTGGTTGTTACGTTGCTGCTGGTATGCCTCCGGACTCGGTTGATTGCGACGCTGAGCCCGCAAGGTCACCAGTTCGATCCGCTTGTTCTCCAGCTCCTCTGACTGCTTAGCTACCTCAGCGTACACCCTCGCCTTCTCGGTTTCCGGCAGAGCGTCGTAGTAGGCACTGAGCCTGGTCCGCTCACGGCTAACCGTCTCCAGTTCTTCGTCTTCAGGGGACCGACGGGTACCCTGCTGCTCCATGCGCTGGTTCTTCAGTTGTTCGCTTTCAAACTCAGCGCGGCGTGCACGCTCCTCCGCTGCATCAGCACGAGCCTTCTCGCGATCCCTCTCCTCCTGAGCCGCGCGAAAGCGGTTCTGCTTCTTCTCTAAGCGAGACTGACGCGACTCTACGTCACCTTCGTCTTCACCTTCACCTTCGTCTTCGTCTTCCTCAACCCTTACCGCGCCCTCTGGCAGTTCTTCGTCTTCAATGTCGTCTAGAACTAGATCATCTTCTTCCATTTTCTACCTTCTTCCTTCAATCCAAAGCCGGTTGGCCCGTGACCTCTTCCTTGTAGCGAGCAGTCTTCTCATCAGAAAAACAATAGCTATGAACACCATCGGTCAGCCTGATATTACATTCACCGCTACGCATCTTCACGGCCAAATCTTCGCTGCTCAGGATATCCTGTGCCCGCATCGGCATCACGTTGATGTCTCTGCCTAGCACCTGGGCAACACGCACCCGCCATGGATGGTTGTGCATAAACTTCACGATGTGGCCCAGCTCAATGCCATGCCCGTACAAGTAGTCCTGTGCGGACAATCCAGCGGCAACCAACACCGCACGCGGGGCCTCCTTCATGCGAGCGTTCCGTTCGCTCTGAGACAACATGAGGCCCGAACCCTCGTAGTATTCATGGTCCAATTGATCAGATATCTGATACAAAAAGACCCGGTCGAACGCAGGTTGGTCGTTGAAGACTGCATCTACGATACCATAGTCGAGTCTTCTCCTTTCCAGCAACGGAGCCAGGTTCAAAGCGCCCGGCGCCGCCATCTGAGAATGCAGGGCAAGCGCAACAGACTTCGCCCTCTCGTCCATGCGCCTTAGCAACTCTGGATCGTTGGCCTCGAGCTGCGCCCGATACTCATCCACCTCCCCAAGCATCCCCTTCTCCTGGGGGGTCCTGATCTGTTTCGACATTGGTGTAACGTTATTCATCTGCTTCCTTTCTTGGCTCAGCCATGAATTGCAAGAATTCGTCAAGCTCGTGTATCCGTCCCGCCAGTGCGGCCGAGGAAAGAGCCAGTGCTGAAAGATCAGTCGCGGCGTACACATGGCCCAAGAGCTTTTCCATCAACTGCTTCCTTTTTTCCCTAGCAGCCGCAACCACAAGCGTCCCCTCGGCAGAGAGGCGCCAGCCCAGAACCTCACGCGGCTTCAAATTCGGAAAGCTCATCGAGCTCCCGGGGGTGGTCCGGCTGGCATTGGTCCCGCTGGCATTGGCGGACCAGGGCGCCCCTGGGGACCGCCAGGGGGACCGCCAGGCGGCATCCCAGGACCCTGTCCAGGCTGACCCGGTAGACCGGGGGGTGGCGCGGGTGGCGGTCCAAAAATGCCATTCTCTTCCGCTGGCGGTGGCGGACCCATGATGCTCACCATGTCGTAGCGACCCATTGCCTCGAAGATCAGACGGGTTACCTTGTACATGTAACTCGGTGAGGCGGCCAACTGAGGCACCATCTTGCTAAGCTGGAGCATCTTCTCAGCTTCCTCAACGCGCTGGGCCTGACTGAGAAACCGAAGGTCGGCTTTGATTTCAATCTGGTAGTTGCGCCGATACCACTCTCTACGAATCGGTATCGGCCGCTGCGGGTCCGCAAGGTGCGAGGTCACGTTTAACAGCTCTTGTTCGGGCAGGAACACACTGTTCAGGTAAGCGTTGTTGCGAAGCACCTGAGTCAAGGCCTCATCGGCAAACTTACGGGTCGACACGCTGAGTTGCTTGGTTGCTTGCTCAATTCGAGCCATTAGACCCTTCGCTGCCTCACCGCTCTTGCCCGCCTCACCCGAAAGCACATTAGGCGCCTGAATAGACGACCGGGCAGACTCCATCAGCATCTCGACCACTTGCTGAAGCTGAGGGTTTGCCGCCCCAGACTTGATCGGCATAAAGGCATTCTTTAGCTCGTCAGAGCCAACGCCCTGAACCCGCAAAATCTTACCTGGCGTTAGCGTCAAGTCGCCCTTACCGTCGAACTCGAGATTTGATGAAGCTAAAAAGAAAGGAACATTGTTCAGCGTCGCCGTGTCCACAAACTGGTTCATCAACGTGTTGATAGCGCGGTTGTGGTCGGCCTGAATCGAACCGTAGCTCAAGCTTCCCTGCCCCATCAGCGGCTCAATCGAAACACCATGAACGAACATGTGGATAGGCACCATTTTTGGCGGCTCAGGCTCCGAATTGTCATCCACCATCCACTCGGGGCGCACCGGTGGCGGATGCTGCTCCTCCGGTGCCGCCTGAAGCCCTCCAGCTATCTGAACCGCCGACTGCACGGCAACCGCCGGGCTCACGGCACCCTCGCTCATCCTAGCGTCGAGTTCAGGGGCGGCCCCCACTAAGGCAGCCCGCTGCTCCTCTAGCGATTGCATGATGCCACGATGCGTCTCCAGGGCCATCTGGTAGGACTCCAACTCGGCCATCTGGTTTTCGTGCCGCTCCTCATCTGCCCAGTCGGGACGCTCATGTAGCGACAGGTGCAGAATACGGCACGTTCGCTTGTCTACGATGGCGTGCATGAAGCGCTGCCGTTTTTCTCCCGGCATGTCCAGCCAGCCTTCATACCAAAGCATGCGATAGGTGCCGGTGTTCGTCTCCTCTTCCGGCTCGCGGCCGGTCTCTCGCGCAATCCTACCCGCCGTTTCATCCATTTCTTCGTCGAACCCATCTGCTCGGTCCTCGAACAGCTCGTCAACATCATCCCACTCACCACCGTAGGCCTCTATCCGATGCTTCGGCCAGTTCAGCACCTTCACGCGCCAGGGCACGTCTGAGTAGTCCGGCATCGTCGAGACGTTCACATATGGAGTGATGAATTCTTCAGGGGTCAGATACTCGTGACGATTCCGTTCGGTCTCTACGTCATAGTAGGAGTGGTAAGTCGCCTCCCCAATGAAGAAGAAAGCCAGCATGCCGCGGCGCATCTGCCGCCTGAAGTCCACTATTTGTGTCCGTATCTGCCAGTTGCCATGCAAGGTAAGAGCGTGAGCCGTCTGGTCTTCGGGGTTGAGGGGATGAACTCCCATCACGTTCGACCAATCGCCGAACAGTTCACCGCTCGCCCTCGCCTCGAGCCTGGTGATGTTCTCCAGCGTCACCGGGATGTGAAGGTTGGCGCACTTGTCAAAAGGGAAAGTTTTCTTTTCTAGCGTACCCGCAAGCAGAGACCAGTTATCTGCAAAACGCTTGCGATAGTCGGACGTACTGTCCCACGTGCGAGCAAAATCATCGCAGATGGTATTACCGGTATCCTCTAGCCACTTGTCACCTTCGGTCGACCCTTTCATCTCCTTCACGATGTTTGGCGAGTCGATGTTGTACGAAAGCTCATCCTCGTCGCTTTCATCGTCCGGGACTTCGTCAAGCTCATCGTCCTCGATACCTTCTACCACCACCGAACCGTCGTCAGACCCGTCATCTTCGTAATCAGCAGCCATACCCACTCACCCCCCTGTCTTCTAGAGAGTCGTCCTCATCAAACCTTGTACGGTCGTAGCTCGTGGTCATCGTAGTACCAGCTGTGCCGTTAGATGCATAAGCGCACCCGTAAAGGATCGAGTCGTGCCAATGGTCGGGTCCGCCATCTTTCGGGACCTCGTTGTTGTACTGAGGGTCACAGGCGATTGAAGGTATCGTCTTGATTGCATTCACGCAAGTATTGAAAAACACGATGCCCGGGGTCTTCGTGCCATCACCATGGTCCCTCAATCTGCCCAGTAGAAGCTCAGCATTGCGCCCCCTGCTACGCTTGTCGGCCTTCACCCACCTTACCCCCGCCCCGGCGAAGACGGCCGCCTTGCTCTTTGCTGCCGTACCCCTCTCTTCCCACAGCTGCGTGTCTGCGGGTCCTGTGATTAGCGAACGGTTGCCCTTCCAAAGGCCAAGCTGGATCTCAATCGACCTCACCATTCTAGCCACCTGAGAATCTGTCTTACCCTTGAAGGTCAGCTCTTTCTCAATCCAAGCATTGTCGTCTTCGTCGATAGCCCACCAATGGATGCAACCGTGGGATTTGTATCCCCAGTCCATCGTTCGGAAACGCCGCCACGAAGGCGGAATCTTGAAGGGCTTACAAATGTGAATTGCCGTGTCCCAGTCCTCGCCGTAGTACGATCCCGCCGTCACATACCAGTCGCCATTGAGAAGAGCCAAGCGCAAGCGCCGCGGCATGTTCATCAGCGTGGCTTCGTACTGGTCCCTAAAGTTCGGGTCGGGATGGTCGCCAAGGCGAGCCGGCAGAAATATCCAAGTTCGTTCTATCTCCTTACCGGAGGATAGCTTAAAGCGACGCCTAAACCGTTTGCGCCCATCGGGCGATGGGTCGATGAATCGTCGCCTGACCCAGTGAGGATCGCTCACGGTGAAGGTCCCATCCTCCTCAGTCAACGGGTTGCTCATCGAACGCAGCTTCAGCATGGCCCCCAGAATCGGGTCCGTTGTGCGAAGCCTCGAGCTGATTTGTACGTACTGTATTTCCTCGAACTGAATCAGCTCATCGAAGCCAATCCACGTGTATTCCTTCGAGTAGTAGTCTTTCCAGTCCCCAGCATTCTTGCAGTGCCCAAATTTGTAGCGATACCCGGAGCTAAAAACCCAGGTAGACTTCTCTTCAGAGAAGGTGGCGCCAGGGTCGAGTAGCGGAAAGATTTGCTTCGAGCGAAGAATGGTTTGCTCGATCATCGGGTAAGTGCGGCGCATTTGGAGCGCGTACCCTTTTGAAGAGCCTGGATTGATTGGGCTTGCACTACTCGGATTGAAGGCGCGATCGTGTTCGCTAACAATTTGCTCTACAGCATCCATGAGCAAGCACTCCGTCTTACCCGGACCGGCCGAACCGCCACCGAACGCCTCCCAATCAGTGAGCGCGTGAAACTCTTGCTGCCACTCGCTAGGCTTGTAAAGCCACTCGGTTTCAAGAGCGTTCATATCGTGCCTTTCACGGGCCCCAGCGTGAGGTTGTATGCCGCCTCCACCTGAGCGAGGTCGGGCGCGTAATCGAATACCGCAACGCTTGCGGCATACCCGATGTTTTTGTTTCCCTCGATGTGGTCCGCCCCAAACTTGAACACCCCGTCATCGCCTCCGGTGGGCGCCGTCCACCCAGTCGTAGAAAAGAAGAGCCGCCCGTCCACGTAGTAGCTCAGCGTAGCAACGCCGCCGGACACCGACCTGACAGCAGCGTAGTGAGTCGGGGCATTCCCCATCGAAATCGAGTAGTCGGAGATTGGAGTGACGTTCACGCCAGCGCCCTGCTCCCAAAAGTCGTGCATGCTGTCATCCACGGAGCTGACATTTACCATCGTGTAAAGCGCGTTCGTTGCCTCCGTTTCGCCGGCAGCTCCGAACGAAATGAGGGGTCTGCCAGTGTGAGTACCGGTCAGGTACGGGTACGCGCCAATCCACATGACGCCCATGCTACCGGTCAGGCGCAGAGCGTTGTTGCCGTCCGAAGTCGACCCGCCAGGCATCCGATAGAAGTTGGTGCCTTGGAACCAATATCCTTGCAGACCAGGCGCCAGCATGGCGCGCCCCGACGATCCAGCGGCCACCTCTAAATCAAAACCGTTGCCGGAAGAGTCGACGGCTGTGCCAACGGGCTCGTCACCTTGTAGCAGCAAGATCGGGTCCCCAGTAGTGTCGTGGTACTGAGCCGAACCAAGCGTGCCAGCAGGGCCAGTGGGGCCAGTAGAGCCGGCGGGGCCAGCAGGTCCAGCGGGTCCTGGCGTGCCCTCAGACGCCCCCACCCAACCCGTAGCACCCGTACCACTTTCCTTCCGGTAGACACTCGTGCCCGCACCGCCATCAGTCCGAAAAAATAGTGTCCCCACATTGGCCACCTCAACGCCCTCCGGAGAGCCAGCGCCCTTTCGAAACTGACCGTTGACGAAGTCCCGCATCAGCGCAGTGGCAGGAACCAGTTCGCGATTAAGGAGTTCGTATACCTCCTCCATGCTGGATACCGGGCGTTGCCTGAGCCCAGCGTTTACCGGACCACGAACCGTCACATCAATCCCAGCATCGCTTCGCCAATTTTCTCCCAAAGTCTCCGACGAACAGCAGACTTAGGTGGCACGTTCATGAACTTGATGCGCTGAGCGTCGCTCAGGTTGAGCCAGTTTTTCTTTGCCCTCTGGTGGTTTCCCAGAAAATGCTCCAACTTACACATCGCAACCCATTTGATTTCGGCTACCTGGTGAGCCGTCATAGGACGGCGCTCATTATCGAGCTTCCATTCGTGCGGTTTGAACAGATACTCACTGAAGCCCTCCGGCTCGTTTGGGCGGTCAAGCTTGATATACTTTTTGCCGTCACGCTCGACGAGCCTCCCGGCATCGCCACTGCTCGTGTTCCGATACCACTCATCATTCATCAGACACCACCATTTCTTCTGGGTAGTTCTTTGGCGAGATTGTGAGAGCTACCTTCTTCACGTTGAGCTCAGGCGGACCGCTCTGTTCCTTGGCTCGAGACCGGATGATGCCCACCGCCACGTTCTGGGCGCTCTTGAGGAACATGGGGGCCTCTCGGGTGGGTAACCAGGCCTGCTGAGCGACTCTCAGCCGCTTACGGGCGGCTTCCAGGCCCCACGCCGCCACCCATTCCTTAGGGGGCTCCTTTTCGTTGGGGTCGATATGGGCCGCTTCCATGGTAGCCGATACCACCTGCATCGAATTCAACAAGATCCCCTCCTCCATTTCCTTCAAAATCTGCTCTTGGCTGTCAATTGGAACCGTCCTCATGTCCACCTCTTTATCCTCAGGCAGACTAACGAACTCGAGCCCGGACGGTAGCCTCTTTGGCTCCTGTCGCTCTGGTGGATTCGGGGTTGGCGGGGGCGTGGGTGACGGAGGTTGCGGCTGCTGCGGCGGGGGGCCCTGACTAGCCATCTCAGCCAGCTCAGCGTCACTTGGTAGCAGATCGAGAATACTCACGTTTGCCTCCTTAGAGGCTCTAACTTAAACCCTCCTTGGTTTTTAGACCAATACATCTTCCCCGGGAGCTGCTGCCACCCGGCGCGGCGTATCACCCGTCCCAGGCCCCCAGGTGGCACGTAGCACATGGGCACCTTGTTCACAGCTGCCGAGTAAACGCGGACCTGCTCAGCCAGCTTGAGCACAGCCCGGTGGCGTAGGCGCAAATGGAATCTCCAGCTCACCGCCAGCCCTTCAACGAGAACGAAATTCACATCAGTGGGGTAAAGACATACACCCGCAATCAGCTGACCCGCAGACGAGACAATCCACAGCCCGCTGCGAGCGGGTAAAAGTTGTGGCTCAACCCCTTCTCTTAGTGTACGTATCTCCAGGTACTCTTCCCAAAGTAGCGGGTTGATCGGAACGAGCTTTACCGATTCCATGTTCTACCTTCCTGACAACGAGGTCGAAAACCTCACGTATCCCGGACGCGGTTCCGACTCTGGAATTTCATGGCGCAAGGTGTTCAGGTCGCTTGGCATCTGGAGGCGGGAAGGGTGGGCAATGCTCGATAGGCTGGGCATCGAAAGAAGGATGTCCAAGCACGCCAACCATGGCAGCGCCCACCCAACGCCGGCTGAGGTCAAGCTGGTCATGGCGGAGCACCATCGCATCAAAGGTGAGCGTGTCATCAGGAAGTCGCTGCTGGGTGAGGAGTTGGAACAGAAGCGGGCTTTCGAAAAGCGAAGATCCACCAGAGGCCTGAAGGGGTACGCACTACACCGAGTGTTTTCCCTGCCTGAGCAGGTAACTCAACCGTCGACGATAGATCACGTGCCTTCACTAGGACGGCTTTAAGCCAGCTGCACCCTGGCCAGGCCACAAGCCCAGACTGGAGGTCTGTCCGCACCTTCGGCGACCCAACGTCTCGGATCATCAAGCAAATGCTATCGTTGAAGTAAACCACCTTCTCGATGATGGCTCTTGGGTCGCAAACCGGTATCTTAATATTTTGAGATTGGTCCGGTTTGCCGATAGCTACAAGGCGAAGAACGCTCATCTGTCGAACAGCCCGAGCTGCCTCTTATCCGGTGGCTTCGGCTTATTCTTCCGCCTCTCCTTCGGGATGAACTTCCGCTCACAACGAACCACCGAAAAATCTGGATCCTTCCCTCTGAAGTAGGCCTCCAGCTCATCACGTGTCTGGTCGGTCAGCCTCCAGTGCGAGGCTCGTGGGCCAGCCCTTGTCTTCACATCTTCGAAGTAGCCGGTCTTCAGGCTGCACATTCTGATGTCGTAGTCACCATAAACCAACCGCACCACCTTCTCACCAACATGCTCCCATCCCTGTAACCGCACCTCTCGGTAGAGGTGAGAAAAGTCGTGCCTAGCAAACAGTTTGCTTCCTATGTCAACACATTTCTCGATACTCATCAGCTTAGCCTTTCCTGAAAAAAGCGGACCTCGGTGGTGGCGCTGAACAATGGGAAGAACAGCGCGAGTCTCCCTTCTCACGACCGCAACCGAGGGGCCACCGCCGGGGGCCAGCATACGTTTGGCAAATCTGGCGCACTTCACCGCGTCAACCAGAGCCCGAACCTTCGAGCAATTTTCAAACGTCGATAGCCAGACCGTTGATCCGTCATGCACAACGGCGTACCGCCGGCCCTCGAGGGCGCGACACGTCACGATGTAGCCGCTCGTCATCTAGGCACCCTAAGAATAGGGCGGATATCTCTTCGAGCCGCGTGCAGGTTCACCCCCAGGGCCATCGCCCCGTGCCCGCTGAACACCTTGGGCACGTCCCTCACGACCCGTCTCGCCATCTGCACCAGCTGGGTGTCCGGCGTGGACTTGACCCCACCCAAGGCGCGCTTCGCCTCCTCTGGCTCAACTACGATGAACCCCGCTGCACAGAACCTGGCCATCATCCGCAGGTGCCCTACCGTCTCAGGAACCCTGTAGTTGCCAGCATTCTGAACGGCCCGCGCCTGACCACCTACCATCACGCGGCTCTGGCGCTCATAGGCCACCACACCGATGTCCCACCTTTGGAAAAGCTTCGCTAAGGTCTCCACCATCCGCCAAAGCCTGTCGTCCACCGACTCACCCTTCTTGGGAGAGACCGGCCAGTAGTCCAGTAACCTTGGTTTCGGCTCGTAGCGCACCACGGTAATGGCGCCCGATCGGGTCCCTGGGTCCTGGGAGAGAACGGTCAGGTAGCTCAAATGCCCACCGGGATGTCCTCAACTTCCAACTCACGCAGGGCCCATCGGATGAGGGCCGACCGGCTAGCCCGGCGAGCCCCTCTAGCCTTCAGCCGTTCGACCATGACATCCATCTCCTGAACGTCAGACGTGAACATCGAAATCGTGATGGTCTTGGTTGCTCGCCCGGGCGCGTAGGTTTTTTCGGATTTCTCTTCAGTCACGGTTGGTTTCTCCAAAGGGGTTGGCCAGCTTTTCCCTTCCGGTACCCACGGAACAAATGGTTGAACCAGTTAAGGGCTCCTCTTATTGGGTCTCACCTTACTAGGCAAGTACTCGGCCATAGGTGATATATGAAGTGTGCTTAAGACTTCGTCAATGGCTCATTATAAGAACGGCTGGCCAATTGGGCAACCAGTAACTGGTTCAACCACTTTTCGGCCAACTGGCCCGCTCCAAAACTCGCACCTTTCCCTACATTTGCAAGATTGGTTGAACCAATATTCCTCAACGATTTAAAGCACCTACAGCGCCGAAAAATAATGCTTGACACGCAAAATTTTCGTAGCGTAAATGGGAGGGGGAAGGGGGAGGGAACTTCAGGGTGCAGGAAGGCCGGCTAAAGGTTCCCTCCCCGACACGCTGACCGCCATCTAGACGGCTCGCGGTTCTCGACCGGCTTGGTCTCAGTTCTCAGCTGTAGAGGTTTTGGAAAATTTGCTGGCGCCCGAGAGGGGACCGCCCCACCCTGACACCTACCCGCTCCCCCCTTGGGCCCGGCGGTACAAATCGCGACAAGAGGGACGGGCAAAGGAGCGACGCTGGCCGCCTCGAGGAACGGCAGGGCGCCGAGCGGGACCGCGAGAGGGACACAGCAAATAAGGGAAAAACAGGGTGGATTAAGGCTGGCCGGTCGGGTAGGTAAGGGATTTTTGGGCGGCTTTACCCTCCTCTTCTTCCCCCGGCCAGATACCACGGTCTTCCGGCCCACCGGTCAGAACGGTCTGACCAGGTTGCCTTGACCTGATTGCATAGCGGAGTGACTCCGATGTCATGGTAGACATTGCTTAGTTATTTCGCTTAGTTAGCTGCTTTTTTGGCATCGGCTTTCGGGTTGGTAGGGCGTCGCTACCATGGGTCGCCGTTGACCCTGTAGCTATTACGCTATCATTACGTAGTCTTTACCTTGGCACGGCCTATGCATTAGGTATCGTGTAAGTGAAAGGACGAACCATGTTGTTACACGGATTCTTGGCCGCCTTGGCCCTCTCGACCGCGCCAATTGGCGTCAGTCCAGTCCGACAGGTGCGGGCTGAGGTTAGTGCTTGCTACGCCGCTGGTGAGCTTCACGCGGCAATGGCGGCCTCGGCAGGGCTGGACCCTGAAGGTGGGTTCGAGCTCGGGTTCAGCCGATGCCG